TGTGTTGAGGATCCATAACATCTCCGTTGAGTATGGTGGCCCACTATCAGCATACGCTGGTGCAGTCAACTCATCGACTCAAAGTTCTTTCCAACTTACAACTCAATCACAAACCGATATGGTGAACGTCACTGATCGCAGTGTCATCTCATCGGGTTCCCTGGCAATTGCTACTGGAGCTGCTAACGTGGAGATGATGTCTGAAGCATTGAACATCGCACCACAAGATTGGACCAAGGGCTACTTGGTTGCTGTTGAGCAAATCTACCTTGGCGTTGACCAAACCTTCGACCACTGTGATCGTGTGTCTATTGTTTTGGAATGCACCGTTGAAACCCTTTCCCAGTCTGCTGCCATGGCACTTGCCCTTTCCCAACAGTGAGGCGATTTAATTGCCAACTGATGAAGACATTCGGCTTGCTCTAAGGCTTAGAGCACTTGCTGATGCTCTCCTGGTCCCTGTCGCAACCACCACTGGTTTACCTCCCGAACTTGTTCAGGGATTTGTTGAGGGAACCACGACGGGTGCTGTTGCAGCGGCCAAGGCTCCAAAGAAGCGCAAAGCATCCGCGTACAATCGAAAGTACAAGGCCGCCTTCAAGCGAGTCTCAAAGAAGTACAAGAAGAAGAACGGTGAATGGAAGAAGGGCGGATTCAAAGCCGCTGTCCGTGCAGCTCACAAAGACGCTGGAGGGAAGAAGTGATGGCGATCCATACACTACGCGGTCAATTCACTGAGAATGTCGCTAAGCGTCTTATCCTTGCTGATGGTCAACTTACACGTGGGCATCGAATAACCAAGTTCGTCATCAGTGGCGATCCAACTTCAAGCGGCAACGACGCATATGCATTCTTGGCAACTGGACTTACTGAGAACAAATGGAATTGGGCAGACAACCGACAGATTGCATGGTCATCAACCAACGTGCAATCAACTGGCGGAGTTCAAGTGCCAATGGAAGTTATTGACCCAGAACATGTTGTAATTCAAGATCTATTCATCAACGGGTTTGTTGGTAGCGCGACTGGTACGAGCGACATCAATTACCTTATCGAACTCACACCAATCACATTGACAGATGAAGAGTCTGTAATCCAACTAATCAAGGAGCGTAGCCAAGATGACATCTGAAGAACCAATTGAAGAAGTGAAAACACCAAGTAAGACTGAGCGTTTTGCTCAATGGTTAATGACCCGTGAAGAACGACGTGCAGAAAAAGAATCCAACCTTGAAAGTCTGATCCGACTGAATGTCCTGGTATCTTTTCTCACTCTCGGTTTGGTCGGTGGCTTCGAAACTGTTCAAGTTGCTATCTCACTGATCCCTTACTTGGGCTGAAGATGCTTAGTCATCATATCGGGTCCACGATAACACTTTGAGATAGGCGGTGCATTCTTGCACAACTGCCTAGAACTATCGCACACGCTGCAGTTCCATCGGACGAAAGTACCGTACAACTTGTCAACAGTGTGTACGACGTCCCAATAGACTCCGCACTGGCAAGAGATGCCAACGGTGTGGCGTCCCCAGTCGTCTGAAGGTACAGGTGTAAGCAATTTGCCACAGTCGCACTTCATTCGTCTTCCTCCATGTGGCGTTCAAAGTCTGCACGTGCGTTGTCACGTGCATTGGCCAACTCCTTCAGAACGTCGAGGAAGTCTCTCTGCTCTGCAAGGACACCTCCAAACATCAACGACCAGGCAACACGAAGACCTTCCCAGTACCCTTCATCGTAAATCATCTCTTCATTGTACCCGTGAGTCATTGTTCCACCGCCTTCTTCAGAGCTGCAAGCGCTCGACGATCTCGAATGATACGTGCGCAGCCATCTTTGCCCATAGTAGACACCGCTGCGTCTACAATCTGTGACATCTTGTAGCCGTCCTTCTTCATCTCTTGCAGGATTCTGTCCGTCTCGTCGCTCACCGTTATGCTATATTGGTTCCCCATAACACGCCCAAGTAGTTCCTAATAATAATGTTATTGTTATTTGTCCCCAAAAAAAGGGGTAGGCAGAATAATATCATATGGCTTTTTAGCAAGGGATGGTGTGGTGGGTAAGACTATCTCATGGTGTGCTTCTAGCGGCTTCGCCGCCAAGATGGGCTGCAGATTGCAGGGGCGAACATGTTCGTAAGTTAAGTACCGTCGATTAAGTCGTTAAGATGTCCGGGGGAGCCGGTCAGTTAATTCATGCACTGAAACAACCCCTGGACACCTAAACAAAACGAGATGATACAATGGCCAAAACAGACAGTTTCTTTATCAGAGCAAGCACAGCAACCAACGGAACAACCTACGCACAATCAGCAGTCGATCTTGGTTCGTATGTTGATGCACTCGGAAAGAGTGTGTTGAGGATCCATAACATCTCCGTTGAGTATGGTGGCCC